ACAGGATCATCCCAGACGTTAACAAGGAAATCGACAGTCGCCGACACTATTTGATCTATTGTTTCGAATGCAACTTTGGCTGCGCCGATAAAAAAGTCCATTGAATGACCAAACGCTTCAGCAACAGCCTCAAAACTGAGATCAATGCCCAGCAAATCCCCCAGTGCATCCATTAAATCGCCGATGGACGATTTTCCGCCCTCGCGCCAAACTTCGAAATCCTCAATGATCATCGCTATTAACGAAATAAGCAGGAGTATTTTCCCGATAGGGCCTGCTTTTATCAGTGCACCGAGCGCAATGACTGCGATCCCGACAAGTGCAATCCCTTTTTGCAGCGGAGTCATTCCCTTTGCCAGTTTGTAGATTATTTTCACGAAGCGGCCGAAGAATTTCGCATTACGCGTAATCACTCGCCCAAATTTTCCGAAAAACGTTGTCACTCGTTGACGGATTATTTTTCCGTTTATTTTCCACCAGTCGATCATCGAATCGGTGAAATCATTGATAGCCGGAAGAACGTCTTTAGCAATAGCGTTTTTAACGCCCTGTAACGATACATCCATCCGGCGTTGGTTATCGACAAAATCCGCGCTGGACTGAATCAGCTCATTGTCGATGACTCCGCCTAGATCGTGCATCTCCTGCATCATATCCAAAATGGCAGCGCCGCCCTGGTTCAGCATGGGGATGAGATTTGCACCTCCCCGTCCAAGAAGTTTCATGGCCACGGCTGTTTTCTCCGCAGCCGTATCCAGCCCTTGCATGCCGTCGGCGACCTCTGCAAGCAGGGCTGGTGTTTCCTTGAAATTGCCGTCAGCGTCTTTGACCTCGATGCCCATTCGGGCATACTTATCAGCATATGTTGCGACGCCGTCGGCGGCTTCCACCTGTGATGACTGTAGCCGTTTTATAGATGTTTCCAGGTCGCCGAGCGATGCCCCCGAAAGGGCAGCCGCGTGTTCCAACCCCTGGAGTGATTCCGTTGACATACCTGAACGTTTGGAAAATTTATCGAATTGATCACCAAGTGCAGCAACCTGGACAACTATGCCTTTGATAGCCTGGACGATTTTCAACGCAGCGAACGCAGCAGCGGCCACCTTGGCCACCTTAACGAGATTACCCATGCCGCTTTCGGCCTGGTCGAAGCCCTTTTTGTCGGTTTTGATGCCCAGTAGGGCTACAAGTTCCTTAACTACCACGGCTCAACCTCAAATCCAGCAAATCATAGTGCGTCTCGATCTCTCTCAACGTCGATGACTCCGCCTAGATCGTGCATCTCCTGCATCATATCCAAAATGGCAGCGCCGCCCTGGTTCAGCATGGGGATGAGATTTGCACCTCCCCGTCCAAGAAGTTTCATGGCCACGGCTGTTTTCTCCGCAGCCGTATCCAGCCCTTGCATGCCGTCGGCGACCTCTGCAAGCAGGGCTGGTGTTTCCTTGAAATTGCCGTCAGCGTCTTTGACCTCGATGCCCATTCGGGCATACTTATCAGCATATGTTGCGACGCCGTCGGCGGCTTCCACCTGTGATGACTGTAGCCGTTTTATAGATGTTTCCAGGTCGCCGAGCGATGCCCCCGAAAGGGCAGCCGCCACCTTTGCGAGCTTTTTGTCGGTTTTGATGCCCAGCAGGGCTACAAGTTTTTTAACTCCCATTGCTCAACCCCTCGTTTGCCCGCGTCTCGGCTTCGTCCTGCAAATCCAGCGCCTCGTGCAAATCCAGCAAATCCACAAGGTCATAGTGCGTCTCGATCTCTCTCAACGTAGCAACCTGGGCGATTATTGGTCGCCAGACGAACCAGTCGAGGTGCTCGGGGATTGCAATGCGGCTACCGCTGCCCTGGCTTTGGCTGCGCCGGGGCCACTTACACCGCTGGCCAAGGCGCTCAAGGACTTTCCCCACTGCACACTCATGCCCCACGTTAGCCAAATGTACATTTCATCCAGTTTTCCCATAAAATGTACATCGAATATTCCGTTGAGTTCTTTGCCGTCAACATGCGTCTGCTGTCGAAATGCTTTTATTACCTGCTCCAGTGTCTGCTTGTTCACATCCTTAAACAATTGTGACAACGCACCAGTGATGAGTTCAGGGTTGACTTCCTTCTCCATGATCGTCTTTGCGTCTTGCTTGTCGGCACCTGAAAACAGAGAACCGACAACTGACCCCAGCCCTGGTCCTACCATTTTAACCACATCCATCAGTAGATTGTGTGATGTGATCGGTTTGAGCATGTACATAGAATAGGTGCTTTCGCCAATCTCTTTTTCGACACTGTTAAATTGGCTCATCAGCTTTGACCTCCAACGAATTCGACCATTTTATCCGACTCAATTACCCAGACTCGCGAGCCTGCCTCGCGTCCGAATTCGACCGTCGGAGGTTTTAAGAGCCAGGCTGTTTCCGCAGCGTAGTGAGTTCGTCCACTGCCGTCTTTCATCAGGAAAGGAAGGATGCCATCCCCTGATAATTTATCGAGCAGGTGGAGTGCTGAGAAAACATCGTTAGTCGCCGACCACTGCCCCAGCGTGAGCGTAACTTTAGCGCTGCCATTGTTTGTCTGGCTCCGACATCCATCGCCATCAGTGCCCATTTGCAGCGAAAAAGAATCCTCATTGAAATCGACAGACACAAAGGTGCCGTCGGCATAGCCCGTAACTGGACCGGCGAATACAATTGAAACGTCCTGAGGCCTGTATGTTTTTACCGTCATCTCTCCATCTCCTTATGCACTGACTGTGCCGCTTATTTGCGTAGCATGGATTGCACCTGCCAGCGTTCCGCTGAATTCAACATCACGAAGAATTCTCGCCGTCTTGTCGTTTGCTGGAACGTTCGCTACCAAGGGAACCTGCACTACCGGCACCGGATCGTCAGCGAGGATGTCCTTCGTGACCGATAGTCGCATCACAGCATTGACATCCGACTCGACAACCGCAATTCCCTTGTCTGTGTATGGAATCTTGTCCGCACGCGCCATGCTGCCAAAAACGTATTCCTGGAGTCTCGAACGAATGAAGTCTGTACCTCGTGTGATGTCGATAAATTCACCGGCCGAGCTGACACCCTCTTGCGTCATGCTGATGCCAGCGATTCGCACGTACATGTTACAGTCTTTGTCCCTAATTGCGGATTCTTCGGACGACGTAAATGTCATGTAGTCCACGCTGGATAGTGTTTTGAATTTCCAGGTTGCACTACCAGGATCCAATGGGAGCATGCGCCCGGCCCATGCAGCCCCCGGATACTGATAGTTAGCTTTATAGTGATACATGAGTGCTGTCCTGGCATAACCGGCAGTCTGGAGATTGGCAGCGATGTCAGTCGTCGAGCCGCTGTCATAGATGTCTGTGTCTGGACTCGCAACCACCATGATCTTGTATATCGTCTCGATGTACACCGCTGCTGCCGTGATTACGGCTTTGCCCTGGTTGGTCAAATGACACGAATACCAAGTGTCATTCTCGACCTGGACAGCAGCGATGTCCGCAGCAATACTTGGGGAACCGTCGGGCGTAACATCCACCATCCCGAACAACGTGCGATCTACAGTGTAGAGCGAATAAGCATCCGCCACGGCATTAGCCTCGATGTCGAGATCTGTACCGTTGTCGGTTACGGTCACAGACTCGGCGAGTGCGTCGATTGCGATTTTTAATCCGGCAGTAATCTCCACCACTGTGGCTGTTGCGTCCGAAGTGAAGCTAGCCGTTTGTCCATTCAGCACAACGGAGTACTCTGTGCTATTCCGCAGAATAGGAGTGAGCGTTATTTTCATTTGCGCCGTGCCGACTTCGCGCCCTACAACCACGCTGGCTGGTTTGGGGTTTTGTGCCAGCAGCGCACTCACCGCACGTACAGCGGCATCCGTAGCGGCAAACCCGTCCGTAATCATATCCGCTACCGACGTGTATGAACGGGCTCGCTCGGGGAAATTAGTGTGGTAAGCCATCACCAAGGGAATCCCAAACCCCACACGGCTCGGCGCGGCCGTCTGTGCTGTGATAGTTACTTGTACAATGTCGCTTAAAGACATAGGTTGCGCTCCTTTGGGCTACAGATCTCCAATGATCTGATCGACCCCTAATTCCGTCGATTTGATTTCGACTGTTTTGATATAGCCTGTGTACTCTTCGAGCGTGAGAGTCGCACCAAATTGTACTTCCATGCTCGCCCGTGACACGTGCGCGTCGTTAATTATAGCGCCCGGATTGAGTATTGCCCCGCTGCGAATCACAGCGATGTTTTCAACACCGAGCGCGTCCTGTACAGTTGGCAGATTGAGCCGCGCCTTGGCTCGACTCATTAACAAACTTGCGTCAGCCGTAGGGTCCCGACTGTCGTCGAGACCTACATACGTTTGACAATTAATCGTGATAGTACAAGGCACCGAAACCTGGAAACGTATTTCCTCGCCAGCGGTTCGAGTCAGATCCGTATCTGTGCGCTCTTCCCATGATGCCGACGCCTCGATGAGTCCAGTCCTATTGAGTGTGCCATATGGATAATTAGGCCTCGGAGCCGATTGGTGTGACCAAATAGCCAGACAGTCAATAGCTGCCGAGAACCACCCGTGTACAGCATCCTCAAAGGACTCCATATCGATAGGATTTGCAAGGCTCGTCATGGCTGGACCTCGCGACGAACCGCGATAACTTTGAAAAAATCCTCCCAGTTGCCAACTGATTCCACTTCGAACTCTTTGCCGTTATGCACGACGATGTCTGGCTGCGATGCACCATCCGGAGACACCGGAAGGAACTCATCAGTAGTGTAAATTTTAATCGCTGCTCTGATATGTCGAGAATCTTCTAATCGCAGGATCTCCTCTGGTCGCAATGGCTGCACATCACCCGACATGGCGACCGGGTCTTGCTCCCGCGTCTGCCAGCGCCCGTGTGCATCGTAAGTCCCATTACGAGGACGACGCACATTGAGTGGTTTAGAGCGTCGGATGACAGCCTGTGAGACACAACCGCTCATTATCGTTTGTCCTTTGGGTCTGCAATCTCCGAGGTGATAGCATTAAACATCTGCTTGGTGTTGAGGAGCGGGATCGTCTCGCCCTTATGTCGTTCAACTGTCACATCGGACAAAGCTGGGGGGATACTGGAATTGATCTTAGACAGAATTTTGGTTCTGAATTCCTCGCCCGCCATCGCGATGTCTTTAGTCGGATCTTTGCCTTCGAACACCGTTTGCGCAGCCAGTTTGCGCATTGTCTGCTCGATGGCTTTTCCTTGTTCTGTATATGTACTGCGGATAAACGAACGCTCCGGAATGTTTTTTTCCGGAGAACCGAATTCGTGGATAGCTCCAATCTCTACATTGGTGATGCCGTCGTGGTCAGCAGACGCTTTGATGCCCTGGATGCCGACTGATGCAGTTTTTCCGGTAGCGTACTTGCGAAATAATTCATTGATTTTATTCCAGCCGTGGTCAACTGTTTGAACAGATTGAGACATTATCGGACCATACCGTTACCGGAATAAGGCGATTCGTCATCGAATCCACCCGGAATGTCGTCCGCGCCGCGCACAAATCGAGGCTGGACCGCATCAGTATCCTCCGCCAATGTTTCCTTGCCCGAAATCGTGAGTCCACCGAAACTGGGAAGCACCAGCGCCGGAGCCGTTGTCAAACCGGCAGGATCGAGTTCATCCGCTCGATCCCTGAAGGCCTTGGCAACATCAGAGCAGTTGCTGGACACATCTCCGACCTTGTTTGTTACCTGTCTTGAATATTTAGCAGCGAGCGCTCGAAGAACCAGCGCAGCGGATAATTTAAGGCTTGTTTGATTCGCAACGGCGAATGCTATTTCTTCGTCTTGGACAAATGGTTCCTCGGCATCAGTATCTCCCACGAGAAACCGCACATGATCCCTGTCACTATCTGCCGGTCTACCACTGTAATTCCAGCTCATATGTCACTCCTTAGGAGCGAGTTTGCATTTGTGTTTACTGAGTTGCGAAAAGTTGTTTTCGCAATGGGGGCAGATCCCAGAATCTCCACGCCCGGTGGTTTTCCGACGACGCCCGGTGGTCTTCCGACCGGCTTCCGCCGGACCCAGTGGGGTTTCTGCTGTTTTATCCGACTCCGATGGAGTCTCAGCGGTTTTATCCGACTCCGGCAGGGTCTCTTCGGCCGGTAAACGCACCACAGAACGGATATATCCCTGCCGTTCCCAGGCTGTACGATTAGGCCAGTGCTCGGCCTCGGGAATGGGATCGCCGGGGGACACCTCGACGTATCCACCGTCACGTTTAATTCGTTGCCTTTTTCCAGCGATCCACATTCGAAGCCTCCTGTCAGGAAATCACATTCGCGAAAAATACGCCCATGTCACTAGCAACCAGCTTCATATCGTAAGCGATCTCGCCCTCGATCCGGTCGCTGTTGAGGTGTTCCATTCGGAACCTCTTCATACGCGCACCATCGTTCGATGCTCCCATATAGCCCTTCCACGAGAAACAGTATCCAGCGCTCGGCTGCATGATGCTCGGACGAGGAGCTGCGTAATAGAGTGCAGCCCCTTTGCTGTACAGCCAATCCATCGACGCAGTGGCGCCCTCCTTTGCTGTATTCTCGACCGCACCGGCGACCAGCACACGATCCACTTCCAACAATCTGGCCAATAGATCCGTCGTAACGACCTTGTCGTTAGAGAGTTTGATCCGGTCGATGAAATCAGCATTGTCCTGAAGCGCATTCCAGACGTCCTCGGAATACACAGCGACGTTCGGACGACGGCCGGTTTTCTTCTTCATCGCAGCCATCTGCGCACGCTGATCCTTGATCGGCGTGGAACCGGAGGCGTCCCACAACGTACCCGGAGTAATGTCTCCGCCAGTTGTCGAACCGGTCCAGGTCGAGGGAGAGAAATACGCAGCAGCCCAGTCTTTTTCCCTGCGCAACAGATTTTGATGTGTAACGAACTGTGTCCCGTCTCGATCTAGATCTATCGGCTGGTCCTGATTTGCGCGCATTTGATCGTCGATGTCGAAGTGCAACGCTTTGACGTCACAGTAGTACGTCGGAGTGTTGTCGATCTCAAACCCACTGCCAGCAGACTCTTGGGAGAGTCCGCGAGACTGCGTATCAGACCTAAACCATTGGTCCTTTGGGTACTGAATGTACCTGTCAGATTGTTTCTGTACCGGGATATTGGGAAAAACCTTCCCAGCGATAAATTCGACTGCGGATTGCATGTACGCAATCAAGATGTTTGTCAACGGTCGATTGACGTGGATGTCGCCTCTTGTCGGTTGTGGCATTTTATCTGCTCCTTAATTGTGTTTTCAATTCAGTTCCTCGAATCGTCCCGAGGGATAATCCTACGTGTTCAGCCCGCTGCCCATCAGCACGCTGATGATGTCTCCATCCGCCGATGCCGCTTCCAGCGCTTTCGCTGCGTAATGTGTTCCGCTCGCTGCGCCAACAATGACCTCGACGCTGAAACCCACTATTGCCAAGACGTTACCGGATTTGAAATCGAGTTCCGACGCTGCCCCTGTAGTCGGGCTGTTGATCGTAACCGAACCATCCGCATTTACTGTGACTTCGGCTGTAGTATCCGCTTCAACTACGGTCTTGAACTCGGTCGCAGTTACGGCGTCAATGTCAACCACATCTCCCGTATCAAACGTCGCTGTGGCATCTCCAGCATTATCGACATCAATGACCATTGTGTCGCCGGCGGTCATATTAAAGGGCCCTACACTACTGTCCTTAGAGGCGGCAGATGGTGCTAATGCAGCTGATTCGCCCTTGCCGACTGCGGTAGACTGGACGTAATCGCCTTTTGCAATTGCCGATCCGGCAACCAGCTTGGATACACCGGCTCGGGCTACAGAACAGGGACGGTCTGCTGCCGTAGGAGCATCCTGAAGGATGCCATCCACGGGAGCGCCCTGAGTTGTGTTGACGATCACTCCGCCCGCACTAACTTCAACAAATTTAAACTGATCACTCGAAAGATCTGCCCCGGCGACCAGGCCGGGAACGATCTGTAAATTACCTTCATAGGCCATTTGATTTTCTCCTTACAGCGGCCCATCCGAACCGCTACAGTTACTCAACAACGAGACTTACCGGTTTGCGGACTCTTGCTCAGCGTTGTATCGGTCGTACAGCACAGCGCCCTTATCAGATGACAGCACTCGTTGAACCGCATCTGCATGGGTCAAGCTTACGTCGGACGATTTCTCGACCAATCCGTTTGCCAATTTCTCAATTTCCTCCCAAGCACTTCCGGTTGCTACCGACCCGGCATTTCCACCAGATGATTTGAGTATTTGAGACTCTTTGAGTGCGGCGGAGGCAGCTTTCATGCTGTCAAATTGCGACTGCGCCACTTCGGGACTTAGCTTGTGCATTGCTAGTAGAGATGCGGCGATTTCGTCGGTGCTTTTGCCGGGAAAATGAGACAAGTCTGTCCGAGACTTTTCGGTCCATTCGGCCAGCTCGCGTGCGTCTTTCTCGACCGCCAAAGCCTTGGTAATGCACTCGTTATTGTCTCTGAGCAACGCAATCTCCTGTTCATGGGCCTTGTTTTGGTCGTCAAGCTGCTTCCTGATTTCGCTAGGAAGCCCTTCCAGCGCTTTAGTTACCGGCTCTTTGTCGGCGTCCGCAGGGACATCCGTTTTCTTCGCAGATACAACCGCTTTTTCAGGCGCCGCGAAACCGGTAAGAGTTGACAGCTTCGTCAACACGTCGGCTGGCAGTTCGTCCTTGAATCCACTAAGAATGCGCAACGCCGCCTTCACGGCGTTTGCCCCCTTGTCCGACAATTTGGCCTTCTGGCTCCAAACCAGGAGATCCTTCTCAATATCCAGCTCGGTATCGAGCACTGCCTTGATTATTTCTTCAGTCATTTCAATGCTTTCCTTCCATATTGGGAAGCGTTTTTTTTTATTAGCTCCCGCATCAACGATTGATACTTCCTCTGTGCGTAATTCCAGTTTATTCAACGGTCTAGGCATTTCGTTCCACAAGATCCACAAAACTCACAATTGGCATGTCTTCGCTTGACATGGCAGTTCTGACTCCAAATCCACCAGGTGAGAAAGCGTTTAAAGTGCCGTTTTCGAATAACTTCCATTCCGTCGGTCCCAGCTCAACGCCCATGATCCACGCCCCCGAATGCAAAACATCACCGCCGAATGGGCGCCGATAGACGCGGTGAGGATCACCCCGCATCGCTGCCAGATAATCCTTGCGACTGGGATAGGGCTCGACCCATGTCTCCACCACCTGCGCGTTTGCCGCTTTTCGATGTTGTAGTCTCACTATACGTGGACCCTTCGCATAACCGTGTGCTGTCCGTTCGACTTCGGCTGGAGGGTTGTAGTCATTGTGACCATCCGCCTCGGCACCGTTGCCTCCGTAAGGGTCGAGCACTACACCATACACAATTCGCTTAACAGGGTCTGACTTGGACACTTTGACCGGCTCACTGTTGCTGGTCTTTCCAGACCTAACATCTATGAGTCTGGACTTTTCGCCAGGCTTACCCCACACCAGATACCGTTGATTTTTTTTTCTTAGCTCGCCCAAAACATCGGCAAGATCCGCGGTTTCTGCAACAGGGGTTTGGTTTTTGGGTTTGTAAATCAACCACCGACCACCGCCTGACACAGGCACGAATACTAATAAGTATCGGCCATGCATATACTTGCTGTCAACGAAAAATTCTATTTCGTTTTCTTCGACAACTCCGAGTTGATAATTCCCGGAATCGATCAGGAAGAATTTAGCGAACGACTCTGATGCTGCCCCCGTACCGCCGGGACTGGAAATCAGAGGCTTTTCGCTCCCTACATCCAACCATTCCGTCGGCTGCCTTCCCTTGGGTACAGCTTCTAACTTGCCCTGTCCGTCGATCAACTTATCCAGGTGCTTGAACTCGCAATTATCTACCGCCCGTCCGAGCAAAATAGTAAACCCCCACAACCCGCTGTTTCCCTCCATCCTCAGATCGCCGTGGATTGAGTGATCCGTGCTGCGCATCAAATCGGAGTCTGACAGTCCAATTTCGTCTTCCTCTAGTCCTCGCCAGTGATGCTGGTATACAAATCGACCATCGCCGCTTGCAGGGAGCATTTTGTGCCAGTCTTGGTGCCAAGTGGTGCTCGGCTCTTCGCCCTCTCCTGAAGCTAATTTTTTTGCCAATGATTTGATTACAGCCGAACGCTTGTTGATTAAGTTTTTGATTTTTTTGATTTTACGAGCGACTTCCCCGGAATCCCGAAACCTGGCGACTGCTGCCGGATGCGGCAATGTGACATCGGACAGATCTCCTAGTGTTTTTCCAGCGAGCTGCCCCAGGGCAACGGTTACCAACGGTTCGACCGCTGCTAATTCGGCTCGATGTGCCTCTTTCCACAACTCGATTTCGCCCGAGCGCGGTTCACGCATTTTTCCATCCAAGTCTACTAGCACCTGCGGGACCATCGCAGACAGATGGACATCTTCCCGCGCCAAGCCAAGTGGACCTAGGTATTTCTCGGCGAAACAAGCTCCGGGTGGGCCCACTAGATGCTCGCGCCGCGCCCGCTCAATCGCGTCCAGGCTCGACTCCACAAATGCGACCTTCGCACCACGCGGGCCGCTGGACTTGATTACAGGTTCGGATTTCACCTGTTCTGTACCATTGAGCGAATCGAATTCGGCGGCGACGGCAATCAGGGGCGACGCAATCAGGGGCAACTCGCGGGACGTGAATTCTTTTTTTATTTTAGACGCAGCAACGACTTGGACTTCCGTCGATCCACTGCTTCGTTCCGATAAATACCACTTATGTAGCCCCTTCCAGATGAGTCTCAGATCCCTGTCACCCAACGCATGTAGCTGTGCATCACTCAGTTCAGCAAGCGCGAGCTTCTCGATTGCACTCGGCTCACCAGGTCGACCATGGACATCTCCATCCGTGCAATCCCGCGCCGCTTTCGCTATTGACGCATACAGCCATCCCGGTAAGTACGGACGAGCCTCGGATACCATTTTTTCGAAAAACTTACGCGAATGAGTCATCTTTTTCACCCCTTGCGCTCAATCGTTTCGGTGCAACGACAGCCCACGTGTGCTGTTGGGCCGTCTACCGGACCAATATAAAGTGATTCATAGGGTTCATTTAGCTGAGCGGTTTTCCCGTCGAGTTCCAGGCAGATTTCACACGGTCGATTGGGATTTGGGCTCGGCGGCGCGGACATCCAGCGTCGTTGCACAGCTGGGAGATCGCCGGAATCCTGCGCCACCTGCCACGCATCTCTTCGTCCGCGAGCCTGCGCTGTAATCGTCTCGGTCCGTGCGATCATCGTCGCCCTACCGGTCAAAAGCTTATCCCTGTATTTTGCTGTGAGCGCGTCGGCTTGTGTCGTTGACATGCCGCTGTCGAGGTGGAGCTGTCTGCGTTTGACTGTCGCGTTGTAATCACGATGAGTCAATCCAATGTTTTCCTTGATTGCAGAGAGTGTTTCGGTTGGGCGTCCGCCGCGCTCGAAAGCACTCAGAATGACATCGTTCACAACTTTTCGTTGCTGCACTGTAATCGACTGGGTGACAAGCTCCATACCTCGGTCCCGTATCCATTTCGCAGAATAAGGGTTGACCCCGACTGTCATCCCAGCCGCTGCTTGACGGACGTCGTCCATGGATTTATTGACGATCTCTTCTGCTTGTGATTTTGGTGGGAGCACTGCAAACGACATGTCCGTTCCAAATTTTCCGTTAAGCTCACTGGTAGCATCGTCTCCCGCCGCCTGGATAACAGAGGCGTATGCAGTATCCAGTCGTTGCAGCAACTGCTCCCAGACCGGCTCTTCGGTGAAAGGTTCGTAATAGGGGATGGACTCGATGATTTGCGCCGGAGATCCAGTCCTCCAGGCTTCGCGGAACTGCTTCTCGACATCCGGTGTGATGAGTTCGCGCATGGCCCCAAGGAAGGTTTTTGCAAACGTGGACTGGTACTTAGCCGCGATTGCGTAAGCATCACGACCTTGCTTACTGGGAGGGAGGGCGTCTTGCCAAGCAGGGCGCCCCTTGAGCCGCTTGGAGCGCTTTTGGATGCGTGCCCGCTTGTAGTATTGGACTAGCGGCATTTAAATAACAACATAATCATCAACGCTAAAACATCGCCCAAACCACATTTTCCAGACAATGAAGTGCCGCTGTCCGTCATAGACACATGTCGTCCTGTATGTGAGCGGCAACATTTGCTTTAGATACCATTCGGTTTTTTGTATTTGCTTTAGATATTTCAGATACCATTTGACTTTTTGCATTTAATTTCACCTCCACCCTTTTCCTTTATGTGTACAGAATGACGAGAAAGACCAAAACAAAAAAAGCAGCACACATGGCGATCATGCCAACGCTCGGACTATCGCCACAAACAGCACGTCTTTGGTTTTCTGGTCATCAGGCAATTCGCTGTATGGCAGCATGCACGGATGCTCCTTCTTCTCCTCGTTCTTGATTTTTCCGTACGTCCAGCCGTCTCTTGCCTTCCCATCTAGCCAGTTAACGTGGGAATCACTCGGCTTTGATTCCGGATTGCGTCGATGGTATCGGACCCCCTGTATGGCTGAGTCTATCTGCCAATTCGGAGCGTCCGCCCAAATAGACTGCGAATAATCTCCTATCGATTCGCAGTAAACTCGATTCGCTTCGTGACAAATTTGTGCAATATCATCATCTATTATCATAATCTACTCCTTTGCCATTCTCGGCACGCTGGCTCCGCGCAACGGCGCCCTGCCGACACGATGAGTACGTCCACCTC